AGTACCGCGTTCCCGGCCCTGTAGAGATCGCCCTGACCGCGGTACACGTTGCGCGTGCCCGCCGCCGCGAGGTCTTCGAGGTTGTCTTCGAAGCGAAACTTCTGGCCGGCGACCGTGTTCTCCATCAGGCTCTCGGCCGTCGGGCCCTTGTGCCTGATGATTCCTTCCGAAATGAGCCGCGCGGCGACCGCGCCGTCGAGCTGGCCCGCGTCCGCCCACTGCTTGAGTTTCTTTTCCGAAAGCCCCGTCGCCTCGGCCAGATACTTCATGGCCGGGATGCCCTGCTTGTTGAGCTTCAGGAGACTTTTCGTCGAGAGTTCGCCGCGCTCTGCTATGAGGCCGAGCGCGTCCGCGATGGTGTGAAAGCCCGAGACGCCGGAGCCAAAGACCTTAGCCTGAACCCCGGCCGCTTTAAGCTCGACTTCCGTGAGCGAGATGTCATCGTTGAACTCTTCGAGGCGTTGTGAGGCCGAGATGAGTTCCCGCATGTCGATGCCGATATGCGGCTCAAGCTTGTCGAGATAATCGAGGTGGCCGCGCGCGGCCTCCATCGAGCCGAGCACCGCCGTGAAGTGCGTCTCCGCGCCTTCGAGTACTTCGTTTAGGTCGAGGCCCTTCTTAATTATCCCGAGAACGGGGCTGGCGACTTTCGAGAGCGCGGCTTGAATCCCCTGCCCGATCATCATCCCGGCGGCCGTGCCGATGCCGGGCAGGATCGCGGTGCCGAGGAGCGAAGAGGTCGAGGAGACTAAGCCTTCGGCGAAGCCGCCGCCGACGCTCTCGCCCACCTGGACGCCAGAGACGCGCGACGAGCCAGCGAGCTTATCGACCTCTTTGAGTTCGTTCTTGAACTGCGCGGCGAGATCGAACTTGACGCCTTTGGCTAAGTGTTCGAGCGACGCCCGCGCCTTGTTGGAGAGCGCGTCGGCCTCTTTAAGCACGGCCAAGCCCTTCGCCGAGTTGGAGGCGTCGAGGTCTACGGCCAGCCTGTATGCTTCGAGCTTCTTCCCCACAGGCGTATCACTTCAGGCTGTTGACCGCATCGCGCAGGGCCAACAGCCTTTCCACCCAATAAACGTCCCACCCCTCAAGAACCTCGGTAGGGTTCAGCCCCTTCTCGAAGCAGTAGAGCAGCACCGGCAATTCAGGCACTGCCTTTGCGAGGCCCTTGGAAACCTTCCCGGTCTTTAGGAAGCCTCTGAGGAGATGGGTTGTGTAGGGCCCCCGCCGTTGTAGCCCTCCTGCACGGCGTCGAAGATCGAGCGCAGGTTGTCGGTCTCCATCGCGTCGAAGAATTCGAAGGTGATCGCGACGGGTTGCTCGTCGTCGTCCACGACTTCGGGCATGCACTTCACGGCCTTTGCTAGGTACTTCGCCATCTCGACACGGTTCTCGCCCGTGGCCGACTCGTCGAGTTCGCGCGCGACCTTGGGCGAGAGGCCGCGGTAATCAATCTGAAAGCTGTCCTCCTGACCGATGCCGTCGTCGCCCGTGAACTTGAGCTTCGCCGACGTGATGTGCGTTACGTCCGCGAGCTTCGTCGCCTTAATCTTCCTCATCGCTTTTGTGCTCCTTCTAAAGAGAGCGCGGGACGCGTTGCCGCCGTCCCGCGCCGTGTGGTTTCAAGTTAGTCCGCCGGGCCTCACAGCTCGCGGTAGCGCCCGTACTGGCCGAGCACGTCGTCGTTCTCCTTAGTCTCGTCGCCGAGGAGGACGACCTTGAATGTCATCTCGGCGGCCTCCTCGGTCTTGAGCGCGAGCTTGTCGGCGGCTTCGAGCGCGCCGCGGTAGATCTCGACGATGACGGGCTGATCGTCGTCGGCAATGTTCACGGCGTGCAGGAAGAGTGCCTTCTCCTGCGAGCGCTTCGTCGCGAAGATGACCGACTTCGACGCGCCCTCGGTGCCGGAGATCTTGAAGGGCTGAGTCTTGCCGGTGACGTTCAGGAACGTCACCTTGCCGTAGACGAGGTCTGCGGTGTAGTGCGTGCCCTCGACGAGCGTCGCGGGCGAAACCGCGCTGTCCACTATCGAGACGCCGGAGAGGTTGACGCGCCTGCCGGGGACGATGTGGGTCTCGCCGGCGAGTATCCCCGCGGGGAAGGCCGCGGCGCTGAAGCTGCCGCCCGCGTCGTCAACTTCCTCGCCGTACATTGCGCGCGCGATGTTCTTGAGTGTCGCCGCCTTGACCTTCATCTCGGCGGTGATGGTCATCTTCTTGGCGACGTGCATGTCCTGCGTGCTGATAGGCGTGCGCGTCTGGAAGTTGTCGGCGTAGTCGACTGTGGTCGAAATCTCGAAGCTGGAGAACTCGCCCAAGTCCTCTACCGCGCCGGGGTTTCCCGATGCGTCTATGTCGGCCACGAGGAGCGCGCCCCTCAGCAGCAGGTAATCTGTTTTCTGACTCATGGCCTCAAATCCTCTGTATTAATTCGACCGACAAACCTGTTACTGGTAAGGGTCGAAGACGGCCGTCGCGAAGACGATCGTGAACTCGACCGCGCCGCCGGCGACTTCCATCGCCTGCTCAGGGAGTATCAACCCCTCCTGCTCCGGCTCGGTGTCCCTCGACGTAGACTTGCCCGTATCCGGGTCAGTCCACAGCAGGTCACTGCCCACGGCCGCGACCACGTCGCCGATGATCGTGCGCAGGCGCGTGTGCTTGTCGGAGCCCGTGACGAAAATTCTGATCTGCACGCGCAGGCGGTGCGTCGCGCCCTTCGAGTGCATCGACTCCTTCGACACCTCGTCGGGGAGGTCGAAGACACCGAGGGCGCACTTCGAAGCAGTCGCGGCAAGCTCACTCTCGTCGGGCCGGGTCATCCATTGCTGGACTAACTCGCCCGCGTCGGTCTCGAAGTGGTTCGCCGTGCGGATTGTCTGCATCCGCGCGACGACCAGCTCGACGATCCTCTGCCGCTTCGTCTTCATGCTTGCGCCAGGTACATCAGCTTCAGCCCGTTGCCGTCGGGCTCGATGCGCTCGACGGTGTAGGCCCCGCCTTCGACGGAGACGGCGTCCCCGCGCTTCACCGCGGCCACGGTCGGCGCATCGGCGAGCAGGGTGTGCGCAGCCTCTTCGACCTGAGTCTCGTAGACCGTGACTTCGTGCGACGGGTCATCGAAGATGACGTTCGCCGTCGCGACCGCTACGCCCCCGCGGGTAAAGGTGGCGACGACTCCAAAGTCGCGCGTATCAAAGAACTGCGAACGGTCTTCCGCGAAGGCCATCTTCTTACTTCTGCGCCGGCGCGCCCTTCGACTCTTCCTTCTTCGGAGCGCGGCCGGGCTTCGCGCCCTCTTTCGCGAGCACGACCCAGCCCTGCGCGAGGAACGCGGCGGCGTCGCCCTCCGTGACGTAGAGCGTGTCGCCTGCGTAGTAGTCGTCGATCTTCTGATCGTCGTCGGCGTAGGCGAACCCGTGCGTGAGTTGCGGGTTCACGGTGACTAGAACTTTCTTTTTGCGATCTGCTACGAGTGCCATAACGGTTTGTGCTCCTCAACCAAAATTCACGAACAATAAAGTTGGCGGTGAGGGGCCGACCATGAGGTCGGCCCCTCGTGTGTGTGTCCGCCGGGCGATTACGGGACGAGGGTCGTGCCCTTGCAGAACGCGGCGGCCTGTCGGATCGCCGTGTCTATCATCAGGAACTCGGTGACCTCGATCATGCCCTGCTTCTTCTTGGCGTACGGGTCGGTGATGATCTCCAGCGCGCCCCATTCGCCGACGATAAGCTGATCCCAGACGCCGAACACGATGCCGTGATCGGAGCCGGTACCGAGCGTCTTCGAGACGTTGTTCGACGCCTCGGCGCGGTAGCCGTTCATCTGCCCGTCACGCCACAGCGCGAGCGCGATGGTGTTCGCCAACTCGACCGTCTGCTTGGCCGTGCCGCGGATGTTGGGGGTCGTGAGGTAGGCCATGACGCCGATGTCTGCGTTCGCCCCGGCGATGGCCGTCTCCATGTCCACGACCTTCGCGAACGTGGGCGCGCCGCCGAAGGCGACCGAGCCGACGCCCGAGGTCGAGTAGACGCCTCGTGGCTGGTTCGACGAGCCGGAGCCGTGAACGGCGACGCGGTCTATCTCCAGCGCGGCGATCTGCGCGAGGTCGTCCATGACGAGCTGGTCTACGCCGATGACGCCCTGCGTGAGCAACCCGCGCGAGTAGCTGGTCGTGGACTGGCCCGTCTTCGGCGACATCGTCACCTGGTCGAGCAGGAGGTTCGACTCCGAAACGTCGGAGCCCGGGTTCTCACCCGTCCACGAGAAGGTGCCCGCGCCGGTCTGGCGGGGGAAGGCAACGTTACCCTGGAGGCCGGGGAGGAAGCGCGCGCCGAGCGCGAGCACGAGCGCCTTGTTACGGAGCATCTGGATGAAGTCACCCGGCTCCGTGAAGACCACTTCAGCGCCCTTCGTCGAGGTCTTCGAGTCGAGGCCGGCGCGCACGAGCTGCTCGCGCGAGACGATGGTCGGGATGTAGATGCCGCCGCGCTTCGACTCGCCGAGCTTGCGCTCGATCTCCTGATGGATGTCCACCTCGAAGCTGGCCTTGACCTTCTCGCCCTCGTAGCCGGGGCGCGATGAGGCGTCGGCCAGGATGGCGCGGCAGATCGAGTAGCGGCGCTGCTCGTCGGCGTTGAGCTCGACGAGGGGCTTCTGCACGACGGTCTGCGCCTCCTGGCGCTTCGCGTGAACCGCCGCGCGGAACTCCGCGACCGTCTTGCCGGCCGCGATGAAATCGCGCGCCAGCTCGACATCGCCGCACATCTCGCCCAGCGCTAAAATCTCTTTGTCGTTTTCCATTGCCGTCCTCACTTGAATCGTAGGTTGATGTGCGGCCCGCTCGCCGCCGGAATTTGTTGCATCGGCCTCTTCGTCGCACTCTTCCTGCGCGTCGGCCGAGCGCTCTTCGTCGTCGTCCTCGCCCTCATCGGGGTCTTCGTCGTCAACCTCGTCGGGGTCGCCGTCCGTGCCCGCGTCCGTCTCTCTCTTCATCGAGCGGCCGACGCCGACGCTTGTGTCCGCGGGGACGCTCACGAGCGAAATCTCTATCGGCTCCCAATCGGTCGCGCGGTAGATCACGCCCTCGTCCGTCTTCTCCTCCATCTCCAGCGCGTGGATGATGAACCCGACGCTGACGGAGCGGATGATGTCGTCTTTGACATCCTGGAAGACGTCCTCCGCCGACTGCCGGCGCGAGAACTGGACAACGCCCCGTGACTTGGTGCCGTCGGTCGTGGCGCTCCGCACGGTGCCGATCTGTCGGTCGGAGTAGTGGTTGTCGAGGAGTGGCCCGTTCGAGCGCAGGCGGTCGAAGCGGATCGAAGAATCTTTGTGGTCGAGGATGACCGTGCCGAACCAGTGTTCGATCGGCGCGTCGGAGGCGAAGGAGAGTTCGACCGTGCGCTTCTCCTCGTCGATCTTCACCATCTCGCGAACGAGGGTGAAGGCGCGCTGCTGGCGCTTGCCGAGTTCGCTCCTGAAGTCTTTCTTGCTTCGTGCCATAAACGATTCGTCCGCGCTCGGGGAGAGGAGACCTCTCTCGAAACGCGGACGAATATGTCATGCGCCGGCGGGCTATTTGTGAGATGTGTCCTCGCCGTCCCCCTCAGAGCCCTCCTCTGCTTTGATTGACGGCTTCGAAGGCGCGCCCCCCGATATATTGATCTGATATTTCTCGGCCAGTTCTTTGGCCATCTTTAGGTTCGCCATGACGTGCTCGAACTCTTCGCCCTGCTCGGCGAGCACGTCAACGTGCGAGTCGAGTCCGTTGTTGATGGCGAGCACGGACGCCTGCACGTCCTTGAGCGGATCCACCCACGCCCAGCCGCGGGGCCGCCACTTAGGCTCCTGAAGGCGAGGGATGTCGGCCGGGCGCGCGCCCGAGATCGCACCCATGAAGACGGCCCTGTCCAGCCAGCGCCGGAAGACCGGCCGGCAGAAGCTTTCGATGGCGTGCGCCTGGAGGGCGCGGTAGAAGTCGCGCTCTTCGAGGAGGCCGGCGCGGATCGAAGAGTAGTTGACGCTTTCCAGGTCTCCCGTCAGTGAGACATAAGACACCTCGAACCCTACGCTCACGCCGCGCATAATCGCCTTGTGGAAGCCGACGACGTTGGCGTTCGGGTGCTGCGGGTCAACGGTCTTCACTTCGTAGCCGGGCGGCGTGACCTGCGACATCCCCGGCTCAATCGCCTCGATGGTCTGCGGGTGCAGGTCGTCGTCCTCCTCCCCGGATTCCTCGTCGCCCTTCGGGGGGATGAGGTAAGTTCCCTTGCAGGCCGCGATCCGGCTCGAAATGAGCTCGGCCTCTTCGAGTTCGCCGAGGTCGTACAGGCGTTTGAGCGCGGTGTGCGCCCAGGGCACGCCGCGCGTCTGCTCCTCGTCTTCGTTCACGAGGAAGTCATGAATAAAATCCGCGGCCGGGAAGCGCTCACGTTGCCGCGCTCGCCCGTTCTCCGGGTAGAGGTAGTCGTAGGCGGGCGGCGTCAGGTGGTAGGCCACGGGTCGGCCGTAACGATCCACCTCCACCGACATCAGCACGCGGTTGCCGGTGTCAGGGTTGATGACGTTGTAGGTCTCATCGAGCCAGTCAACGTCTATGAACTTGAGGGCGAAACCGAAAGGGTTGTTCGCCTCGACGAACTGCACGAGCACCTCGCCGTCGCGCGCGAGCACGCGCTGGTAGTAGCGCTGCGCCCCGAGCCAGGAGAGCTTCCCCGAGGCTGAGGCGTGCTCCTTGTGCGACCACATCGTCCACCCCCGCTCGACCGACCGGGCGAGCTGCTCGTCGGACGGCCCCGCCGCGTCCTCGACCTTCACCTGAAGGCGAATCCCCGCCGGCCCGACGACGCCGGAGGTCATCAGGCCCAGGAACCGCTTCATGTAATCGTCGTTGCGCGCGAGTTCGCGCGAGCGGGCGCGCAGCGTCCGCAGCCCGCGGCGCAGCTCCATGTTCGCGGAGGTGCGCTGGGTGACGAAGTCGGCCGTCAGCCGGTTGATCTGCGCCGCGGCGTAGGTGCGCTGCATGGCTGCGCGGCGCATGGACGCGACCGCGCGCCGCTCCTTTACGACGGCGGACATCGGCGGCAGGTCGCCCGGCTGGAAAAGGCTAATCATTGGGGACGCTCGAACCTCACGTAGATTGTCTTCAGGAAGGGCGCGCCCGTGCGGCGGCGGGCGGCGCGGCGCTCGCGCGCGACGATCTGCGCGTACTGTGTGCGGAGCGCGAGCAGTTCCGTGATGGGGATGCGCGAGAGCTGGCGCGTGCCGATCTGGTAGGACTGCTGGTCGAGCGTCGCCTTGCCGAGGGCCATCGCGTCTATCGCGTCGAGGATGCGCTGCGCCCGGCTTCGGTCGTCGAGCGTCGCGGTGACGGCCATCCCCTTGATGCTCACGACGGCCGTCATCTCGCCGCGAGCGACTTCGTGCTCTTCCGCTCCTTTCGAGACCCGGGCCTCGAAGAAGTATCTGCCCGCGGACATGGGCGACGTGGCCGTGCCCGGCACGGTGATACGGTAGCCCTCGCCGTCGGTTGTCGCCTCCTGATCGAAGCCGTGCCCCGCGCCGCGCACGTAGTAGGTGAGCGTCCAGCCGTCGGCCGGGGGGAAGTCGGGCAGGACTTTGCGCCACTCGGCCGTCTCGCCGATGGCGATCTGCTCCGGCTCGTACAACGGCAGATGGTCTTCGAATGACATTAACGACCCCTTTTGACGAACCCGCTGCTCCGGCGCGCGCTCAAGAATCCGGGCCGCGCGCGACGAGGCGTTACAGGCGGCGGCGCTTCCGCGCGCGCATCGGCCTGCGCCGGGGGATTATCCGCCACGGCCTCTGCCTTTTTGTGCAATCGTCTCAGAGCAGGGTTGAGTATGGCTTTCGCGGCCATCGCGTAGACCCGGCAGTCGAGCGCCTCATTGCGCATGCCCTGCTTGATCTTCTGCCAGACCCTCACGCCGACGCCCCGCGTGTACTTCATCACGGCTCGCTCACTGCAAAGCTGTTTGAAGTAGGTCTCGCCGTAGACCGCCTGCCCGGAGTCGTCCGAGGTGTCAGGGAAGTGGCAGAAGCCCGGCCCCGGCTCTTTTATCTTCAGGTGCGCCGCCAGCGTGTCCTTCGCCGTCTCCGTTCCGATCGAGAAGACCTTGACCTTTGGCTTGCCCATGAGCGACGGCTCGCGCGGCGCGAGGGGTTTGCCCGGCGTGCTCGCGCCCTTCACGGCCCAGAACTTTCGCCCACGGTTCTCGCGGCAGAAGCGGTAGACCTCGTCGGTGTGATGGCCGCCCGAGTCTATGCAGGCCGCGGAGACTTTGAATGTGCGACCCCCTTCGCCCTCGAACTCCTGCGTCAGCTCCTCCTTCAACTCCTCCCACACCTCGTGCCGCGACGGGTCTCCGTAAATAATTCCGTACTTAATCGACCATGTCTCGTCGTCGAGGCCGAAGCCTACGATCTCGTATTCGATCCGGTCGCCCTGCACGTCCACGCCCGCGACCAGGATGAGCACGCCGCGCGGCACCTCCGCCTCGTAGTGGTCGAGACGGCTCGCCAGATCGTGCGTCTCGATCTTGTCGGCGAGCGGCCGCCACCCCTGGGCGAGGCTCGTGTTGACGAAGACCTTTAGGCGGCCGATAGATTTCTGCGCGGCGATCCACTTCTCGGCCAGCTTGGCCCATGTGACTTGTGGGAACGGGCTGTACGCGGCCCAGATGTAGAAGCCGGCCTTCCCGCGGAAGGGCTTCTCCGCGCGCCACTGCCCCCGCGCGAGCATGTCGGCCTTGCAGTCGTGGGTGATGACGCAGCCCTTTACGCAGACGTAGTAAGCGTCCGACCCGTCGGGCAAGTCCCACTGGATGTTCGACCATTCGAGCGTCTGAAACTCTCCGCAGAGCGGG